CTGATAACCAGTAACACTTATATTATTGTTGGTGATTAGTGAAATTGTGCCAAGACTTGAAGTGATGGTGATGCCATCTACTGGCACATTAGCTTCTGCATCGGTAGAAACTAGCGGTGTTCCAAGACTTACTCCAATACCTGTTAGTTCAACATCGGCTTCTGCATCAATAACAACGCTAGATACTCCTAGGCTTGAACTAATGCCAGCTAATGCAACATTGGCTTCAGCATCAATTTGTACATTAGCAACACCTAGGCTTGAGCTGATACCAGTTAGGGAAACATTTGCTTCGGCATCAATGGAAACCGCTGCTATGCCTAAGCCTGCGGAAAGAGAAGGTAAGGTTGCAATAGCCTGAGCATTAACAGCAGCTGTGCCTATACCAGCCGTTGTTTGCTGACCATCGGGTGTTACATTTGCTTTAGCAATAGTTGCAACGGTGCCAAGATCTACGGTTACTGATTGTCCTGTAACTGCTACATTTGCTATACCAGTTACTGTAACAGTGCCAGTAGCCGAGGTAATTTCTTGACCTGTTACATCAACATTGGCTGTTGCAATGACTGTTAATGAGCCAATACCTGAAGTGATCGCCTGACCAGTTAGTTCTACGGGAATAGGCTCTGACCAAGCTCCTTCGCCCCAAGTGCCCCTACCCCATCCAGTGATGATTGCCATTATATAAGTTTGCGGTTGCCTTCAAGGGGCTTATAGATGTTCTTTAGTTTTTCGTCTATAATACCAGTTGTGGAAACTATATATTTTTCTTGGGAATCAGGACCTGCGGTTGTTGAGCCAATAAGCTCAGAATCGTATAAGGGTTTTTTCATTCCTGTTGAAGGTTCAGACTGGGAGGTTGCAAATCCTCTGAAGGTTGGAGATTTCTTTGACAACGGCACCATGCTTGATAAGACAGAATTTGAAAGCACATTCGGTGTCATTGGTGAAACGCTTCCGCCTCTTCCAATGTAACCACCAAATCTTTTCCTGATTACAATTTTTTCTTCAAACGCTGGGTTCATTTTGGTGCGAGCTTCTGCAAATATTTCTTGTTGCACCCTAATAAGCTCTTTTTCTTTTTCAATAACCTCAGCTGGTATTTCAGTTATGCCTTGTTTTTCTAAATTTTCACGAATCACTCGTTGTTGTTGATAATATGGGTGAGATTTTTTGCTTGCCTCATGCATAGGTCGTGAAATAAGTTGAACTTCTCCAATAATTGTTTCGCCATTGGGTAATTCATAAGCAATGTTGACATTTCTTGCCTGAAAACCAGTTTGAGAGATTAATTTTTCTCCTTCATCAATAATTTTGTATTTTTTAGAAATTTGTCTAACAAATTCATCGCCTTCTTCGGGCATATCTATGAAAACTCTTGTCCTGACAGGATCTGCAATCATGTTTGGATTTCTTCCTCTAAGCATTTTGTCCTCAATGCTTGAAATAGTTTTAATTTCTGTCTCAGGATCGACTAATTTTTCTAATCCGACATCGTCTGCGATGTTGGTGATTTCTGCTTGAAACCCTTCGTTAGCCATTCGTGCACGATTGTGTAAATCTTCTGCTGTTTTAATGTTTTGGTTAGTAGCTTTTATAAAATCTAACTCAGCTATCGCAAGTGTTTTTGGATCAACCGTTTTTTGCAATTCAAAAAGCTGCATAGGTTTGTTAATATCGGGGGCAAATTTAGTGACCGCTTCCGTTAAACTCTCAATTCCTGCTTTTTTTATAAAGGGTGGTATTGCTTTGGTAGCTGGTATTAAATCAAACGCTGATAGAGCTACTCCTAATGGATCGCCTTCTCTAAGTGCTAGTTCTGTTGTAACGCCTGGCACAAATTCAGATGCAAACCGCAGTGCTTTTTTAAAAGGATCACCGCCTGTGACTTGTTGTGCTATTGGATCTTGAACAAGATAATCGTAATACAAATCGCTTATGCTTTTGTATTCAGGTTTTGTTGGCTCAATAATGCTTTGTGGCGGGCTGCCAGCTTGTAAAATCTCCTCAGGAGACGGTGCCTGATAGTTAAATATATCTATCTGATCAAATTCGTTTGCCATGGGCTACATTATAGCCCATTTTCTAGCCTGCCTCTTTAAATCCTAGACCTTGAACCTTTCTATGGAGAATGTTATGCACCTTCCAGTAAGGAAAGTCTTTAAACCCAGCATGAGAGTTTTGAATTTGCTTGGCAATTCGTCTTGCACCTAGACCTCTTTTCTTGCATTTTTCTATGGTTCTAAGCACTGCTTGCTCCTCAGGGATCTCTTCTAGTTTCCAACGAGTCTTTTTGCCATGCTTGACAGCAACCTTTTTGTAGCCAAACGGTGCAGAGCCACAAATAGAATAAGACTTGGATGCCCAGTCGAGTTTGCCATCGTTGAATCTGTCAACAATGTTACCGTGCTCAATCTCAGCAACTGCGGAGAGAACCATCAACATAATTTTGTTAGCCATTTCGTTCATGTCAAACTTAGCGTGGAGACCTTTTTCTTTCTTAGACTTTGGGTAGGCAATTGGGATATCACCAAACTGTTGACAGAAATACATCGTGACACCAATGTCCTCTAAGATAGGAATGATTTCCAATAAATCTTTGGAGTTTCTTGATAGACGATCAAGTCTTGTGGTGATGACAATGTCGTGTTCTTCTAGCGTGTCGGTCATTTCTCTTGAACCTTCTCGCTGTTGAATGGACATGGTTCCTGATTCGCCAGCATCAATGAAGAAGTGATCAACTTCTCGGTTGAACTTGTCCCTGACAAATTCTTTGATCAGTTTCTTTTGAGTTTCCAGTGAGCAGCCGTTAGTAACTTGCTCGTAAGTAGATACACGGACATAGCCGTAAATGTTATTGATTTGATTTTTAGGTGTTATCATTTTTACCTCCTATAAAAATTGCATAACTTAGTGTTAACAGCACCATAAGTTTAACTATTGCTAATATAAACTCAGGTGCCATTAAACATCTTTATTGACCAAACCACCTTAAGGCAACGATACTGCCTAAGATGATGACTGCTAGAACAAAAACAAATTTATGATTTGCTTGTGGCAATTCTTTTCTAAAGTTTGCATATTGTTCTTTTAACATAGCCTCATGCCTAAGCTGTTGTTCTTTTAACAGCTCTTGGGTAATTCCTTTTTTTGGTTCTACCTTAGCTTTTGTGGTTTTTTTTCGCATAGTTTTTGTCATGACTTCTCCTATGTACAAATTTATAATTTTTTATAATATCCTGTGTGATATCTTTTTTCAACTAATTTTGTAGCATCGTCATAATTAAGATCATTTTTGTTCATGACTTCACGAATCCGTTTCTCCTTTCTCTCAGCCATGAATTTTTTATTGAGATCTTCCCATAGTTCATCATGCACTGCTTTCTTGGTTTCCTTATCCAACTTGGTCTTAATAACCACATCGGATTTATTTGGCTCCCAGCTCTCGTAGAACTGTTTAACCTGATCCTTCCAATACCACTCAATCACTCCGCGGGTATCAGAACGAGTGTGTAAGATTACGGGGAGATCAAACCCCTCAATCCATTCTTCTATTTTCATTTGGCACCTCCTTTGTAACCTTTGCTTAATAGATAGTTGTGAATTTTTTCCCAGTCGATGTCGTTGTTGGCAACGCCCCAAGTAAGAACTCCATGAACTCCATAAAGATTTTGTCCTTTAAATTTGATGGGAACATGAAGTTGAATATTGGTGTAGTTTTTGTGCTTGCCAACATAGCTAATCTTAATACCGTACTTCTTGCAAGTTCTTCGCACTCGGTTGTAGTAAACTTTCTTTCTCTTAGCTTCATCGCTTTGCCCGACTTGTTTTACATTTTTACGCTTTTCTATTGCGGGAACTGGGGCATAGGCTTTAATGTATTTTCTTTTCCATCTATGGTCCTCAGGTTTTACCCACTCCATGCTGTGGTTGTCAAGGACTAACTTGTCTACATCATCCCAAAGCATTTCGTGTTCAGTTACCTCAAGCATAAAATATCTAACATCGCTAAATACAATGTTGTATTTTTTGAAAGCCTTAATCCACTTAGCCACATGAGTAAGAGTGAGCGGTGGTATATCGTTATCTCTAGCACCATCATTTAACCAAGCCCATTTTGTATTTTTAATCGGGGCATAATCAGTGTTGACTCCAAGTGCTCTAAGAACCTTGAGAACCTCTGATCGTGTCACTCCTTTAACATTTCTTTTAAGGACCTTGCAATAAGTAGCGTAAACCTCATCGTAATCTTTGCCAACCAAAGCAGCTGTTGCATAAGGAGCACACCAGTTGCGTTTGCTTTTCGCAGACTTTTGGGGAACAAATCTTTTTTCCATCATCAATACCTCCACTTACTATTATACATATTTCCGTGTCGTTGTATACATTTTTATAAAAAAAAATAATCTTTTATAAATAGTTGTAATTTTGTACAAAATCCCTATAATATAAATGTGGATATGAAGTTAATTAAAAAGGAGGTCGAAATGGTTGACAAAATATTCGTGTTCAAAGCCTACGGCAAAGAGTTCAAGGTCAAAGCCAAGAACTGGAAAGATGCCATGGGTGTTGCTAACGAGGAGTTCTTGAACTACAAGAACTTTCCTGATTTAGATTTGGGTTACTGGATGCCTGACAAGTATGGGTACTACTGGGCGGTTGGCGACAACTTTAATTAAGGAGGGATGATGAGTTTTTTCAAAACTAAAGAAGTCCAAGATCTAAGAGCCAAGTATGACAATAAAAGATGTCTTGACTTTTATGTAGAGCTTGTTGCTCTTATGGACAAGTATCACGGAATTACTGAGGCTGGAAGTTTCCCAACTAAAGCTGCTCAGAAAGATTTTCTTGATTATCTAAACCGAGCTTACGACATGGATCGTAACTATGTGTACAAAAGCGAGCCTAATATGCATAGTTGGAAAGATGCTATTTATAACCTATGTCATGTCAGAGAGAAGCACAGAAAGTTTAACGATCCTGAGAAATTTGACAGAGTGATGAAGTTGGTTGAACTCAGAGAGTATTACAAAGCAATGCCAATTGTTAAGAAGGCTCCTCAGAAAAAGTTGCCTAAAAAAACTGCTCTTGCTTGTACTCACAAAGGTACTTGCCAAATTTGTTTTAAGGAACACTGTGTCAAAAACGATAGCTTGCTCATGGTTGATCATGGATACAACATCAGCGAAGGCAGAGGTTGGTACTTTGGTCAAAGAGTTGGGAGCTGTAATGGTTGGGATCATCTTCCATTGGAAAAAGATTGCAGCCTAGTCAAAGAAACTTATCAAGATTGGTTCAATGGATTGTTGAGAATGCGAGCCAACAGACACAAGCAGTATTTCAAATACGACAAGAGATTGAAAAAAGATGTTCCAGTTGATAACCCTTACAACACTCATGAGAGAAAGTGGTTGCTCAAGGATCTAAGAACTTTCAAAGATATCATCAAAAATTGGGCTCCCAAAGAGCTCAAAAAGGTCGAATTTGCGGATGAAAATAATGTATAAAAATGTATACAAATTTGCAAAACTGTGTATAATATAAATGTGGATAGTAAATTGTTAATGAAAGGAGGAATGATGGTTTACAAAGATTACACAAAAGAACAGCTTATCAAGAAATTTGGTAAGGGTAACAAACAGATTCAAGTCTACAAAAAATATGACTATTGCAATCAAGAATACACTTACGAGGTAAGAAGTGTTAAAAACAAACCGCATGAAAATCACCAAACTGTTTGGGAAGTTTTGACTGACGGTGTTTGCTGGACTAAGGATGAATATAACGATTATGTTCATATTCAAAAATACAAAGATGCTTACGAAAAGGGGGTGGTGTAATGAAATATGCAGATATTCAAAGCGGTGACATAGTCACTGGTAAAAATAAGTTTGGAGAATTCAAAGGCAGAGCCAAGATTTTAGGTCCTGCTGGCTGGGTTCTTAATTGTGGTGGTGCTCCTAAAATTGTTGGTCCTGATAATTTTGTCAAGGCTAGAAAGGGTGCCAATAGAGAACCCGATTACTTGGGTGCATTTTTAAATGGAGGTGTGTAATGAGTGCTTTTCTAGTAAATCCAAAACATATAGCTGAGATAGTTAAGTATGCTTACAAAAAGGAATTCAAATTTGCATACAACTGTTTCACTAAAAAACCAATTGACTGTGATCCTAAGAACATGGTCAAACTTTTGGCTCAAGCCAACATTGATAGCTTAGTCGCAAGATACGGTGAAGATCCTAACGACTATGCTAATTATGTGGATGAGTGTTTAGATCTTCTTAAATATTCAACTAAGGGTGGCGGAGTCAGTTTATTAACTGGTGTTGGTTATTGTGATCTTGGTAGTGACGATATTTACAACATGCTTTGTTGCTGGAACTACCAAGCCTGCGAGGTCGACAACTGGTTTGAGACTGATGCTTACTGGTTGCATGTTTATCTCAAAGATTTGGCAGCTAGAAAGATGGCTAAGGATGCAGTTGTTCAATGGGAATTCAATCCAAGTGCTAAGGAGGTGGCGTAATGGCTGTTGAAAAAATCTATCTTGATATGGATGGAGTCTTAGCTGACTTTGTTGGAGCTGTGCAAGGACCTGACTTTTTGAATGGTCCTCTCACTGGCGAAGAGCATTACGATGAGAACAAAAAAGAGTTTACTGAAAGGGGACTCTTTAAGGTTCTGCCACCTATGCCCGATATGAATGTCTTGGTTAACTTTGTTAAAGAGCTTGGCATTCCTTGGGAGATCTTAACTTGTGCTGGTGCTATCAACCGAGACATAGTCGTCAAGGATAAAACCGATTGGATCAGAAAATATGTCGACAAAGATGTCCCGATTCACATTACCACTAAGGGCAAGGAAAAGGCTAAGTATGTCGATGGCAAGCAGAAACAGATCTTGATTGACGACAGATTGGAAAACATCAACGCTTGGAGGCAGGCTGGCGGTACTGGGTTCTTGCATTTAAACGCTGCGGACACTTGCAAATATGTTAAACAGTATTTGGATAACACTAAGTAATGAAAAACAAACACAATTTCACCACCGCTAGTTTCAAGTACAAGTGTTTCTGTTATGATGTCTATAACCTTACAAATGTGGAACAACCTTGTAAGGAAACCAGTTCAATTAACAATTTTGGCGATTGGTGCCTACGGGATTACCAAGGCAACCTTTTGGCAAAAATAAAGCCAAGTGGCAAGGTAACAAGACTATGACCGACAAATTCGAGACCATGAAATCAACTGAATTACTTCTCTACATCTTTGGAGATAATTCACCTAAAAGGTTTGTGCCAACCATCGTTCCGATGAAAAATGACTTGGGCAGATCTAGGGGTTACTGGGATATGAATACTGGCGATGTTTGGTTACACAAGGATTTGGTTGACAAGGCTATAACCATGAGAATGTTAGAGATTTGTGAGTCAGAGAGAAAGGCTATCAAGATAGAGATTGAAAATCAGGTCGGCAACTATGATGATCTGATAGAACAATTGGCGGTTTATGATAGGCTTATTGATGAAGTAAATGAAAATACCGTGGCTGTGTTGGCTAGGTATGAAAAATTTAAGGAGAATTGATATGGGGCAATATAACGAGGCTGTACAAGAGAGAAGGTTTCAAATATTCAAAGAGGAGACAAACTATCCTACAATTGAGGGCAGGGCTGAGTGGGATTATATCCTCTTGCATTATCCTGATGGTAAAAAAGTTAAATCTTTTACAGACAAAAGAAAAAAAGATGAAGTTATAGAAGAGGCTTGGCGTTAGTTCCAACGGCTGCTAAAGCTAGTTCTAAGGACTGCATTGAATTTACCGTGTCGATGTATTCCAATTTTTTCTGAAAAGTTTTACCCAACCTCCTGTTGGGTTTAAAAACAACCGTGTCGTTCAGTAGACAAACAAAAGCAAACACATCAACCTCCTCTGCTGAATAGACACGGTGCTTATCTTTATTGGTTATCCTCTTTTTGATATCCCATCGCACCCATTTAGAACCATGATGATCGAATGTGCTGTTAGTGGTTTTAACTTGGACTTTGATATTCGCCTGATCGCTGGTACATAAGAAGTCGTAGCGTGAAGATTCTGAGGTGCTTAAAACTTCGTCAAAGATTCGTGCTAGGTAACTAGCAGCTAGGTATTCCCCTGATCTTCCTATTTTATGTTGTACAGCCATATTGTGGTCTGAAAGAACCACTATACATGATTTTTCTATTCCGTGTCGTTTTGAAAGATATCTATGTTTTGAATGCCTAAAGCTGTGGCTCCCGTTGCGGGTAAACCGATGGAAAAGAACTGGTCTTGGAATTGTTGTCTGATCTTGCCTTTACCGTAATCCGTGCTCATGTCGTCAAATTTTTGTTTGACAACTTTGAGACCTCGTTTCTTAAGAATGTCTATGACTTCTTTGCTGGTATTCTCGGGAACGATGGCTCCTGCAAATTCATCAAAGCCTACAGCTCTTGTGGGTTTGGCTTCAAAGTATTGCACTGGTCGCATGGCGTTTAGCCTAATTGTGTTTGCAAGTTCTGATACAGCGGTGTCTAGCTCTTTCTGTGATGTCCAATCCAAGTCTTTTATATTAAAGCGAACCAAATCATCGAGATCTTTGGATCCTGCTCGCAATCCCTCTCCAATTCCTCTTAGAACATCTTCGGTTACCCCAGCATCATCTTGAACTGCATCTATGAGAACATCATGAATATCATCAAAGAAATCATAAAATTGCTCTTTTGGTGTAAGCATTTCTTTTCTAGCTCTAATATCAGGCAAGTCTTTGAATTCTTCAGCCATAATTGCTCTTATTCTATTTGCACCAAAGGATTCTAAACCTCCCTCTCCACCTCTTTGAGTTTCACGAACCATGTTGTCAACGACATTGTCTAGGGTGTAAGGTTTGGTTTTCATTGTTTCCTCAAATTCATCGAAGTAGGTAAAGACTCCGTCTTGAGTTAGATATTTGTCCTTTTGCTTTCTTACCCATTCTTGGTATCTTTTTTCAGGAAATGGTTTGCCTTTCCATCCTTCTGTTTCTCTGCCTATTTCTTTTAGAAATTTTTCTCGTGGAGCATCCATGTCATTAAAGAACGAATCAAAATCTAAACTACTGTCGTCTAAAATTTGTGCTCCTCTTTCTTTTTTTAGTTTCTCCAAACTTTCAACTCCGAGTCTTTGCAATCCTCCAGCTCTTCCTTCATCAATAAATTCTTTGTAATCCTTTTTTAATTGCTCAACGGCACCATCTTTAGCAAGTCTGATTTTTTGTGGTGCTCTCGGAGTATAAGCATCTGCTGAATAAACCTTATTCGCTGGATTAACAGCTGGATCAAATTTTTCAGGCTTACCAATTAATTGAATGTCGCCAAACCCAGTGAACGGTTGGTCAGCTTTGGTGACCGCAATACTAGGAGATGGTATTCCGCCCATCGCATCAAAACTCTTGATGGCTTCTTCGGAAGTATTGTGAACGAATACTAGATCTTTTGTTCTTGGTAATGATTGGATTCCTTTCTTGGCTACCTCAGCTGCTGCTCTTGCAGGTGGTGATACGCCTAAATAGTTTAATGGGTTCTGCAATTCCTGCTGGGCGAACCCAAATAGTTGTCTGCCTGAAGGATTGAGAACATCGTACATGAGGTAATCTCTGACTGGCGTTGGTATGGTTGGTTCTATTCTTGAGCCTGAACCACCAGCTCTCAGCAACTCTTCAGGAGTTGGAGCTTGGTAATCAAATATATTGATGCGGTCTAGGTCAGCCATTGTCCAATTATAGACGATTTTGAAAAACCAACTATTTAGAAATAGTGATTTTTAGGAATATGAGATTTAGGGTGACTTGTATTTTCATACAAGTATTTATCTGAATCAGATTAGTTTTTGAAATTTTTTTCGTAATTCTTCCAATTGTTTTGCAATATATCTAGCCATGATTCAATTGGCATCACTGCGGTGATATCGTTGTTCGCTGGCAACTGAGGATTAATCGCATACATAGGGACACACACACGGATTGGTCTGCGATTGTACTTAAACACGAGCACGGGTATCAGGGAATCTCCCGCACTTTCGCACACCTGTTTCCACCAGCCTTCCTGATACCATTCGCCTTCCTTGTAGAATTTGCACTCCACGGCATGGAACGGCATGTTCAGGTCGCACTGCGATTTGGCTTGATACTGGTCTAAGTTGCGTTTGGTGGAGAAATCAATTTGGTGAGAGGCGAAGAAACCGTTAAGGATCTTGGCTACTTCTCGTTCAAATTGGGCTCCTTTGTTTCGGCTGTTGATTGGCATTTTTCTCTCTCTTTTAAAATGGTTTTCAGGTCGTGCCAGCGATGGAAGTCTTTGGTTATTTCATCCCAGTATAGACCTTTGTAATCCCATGGCTCTGTCATCTTCCCTGACCTCTGTATTTTTTGAATTGTGCTTTTTTGTTCTTGTTCTTTGGGTATGTATTGGCTGAGGAACCGATAGATGTGTGTTTGCTTTTTGCCCGTTGGTAATCGTGGGTTTTTGCTACTGACTGTTTTGGTTTTGCCATGTACAAAATTATACACAAAAATTTTTGGATTACCTCCCCTAACCGTAAGAAGGGGGGTGGTTTTGAAATGGGCGAACTTGGGGTGCCGTCTTGGGGGCGAAAAATGGATCCGTTGAAAAAAATTAATAATTGAATGCGTAAAACTCAGCTAAAGCTACAGCTGCTGCTGCTGCGGGCAAAAAGGGGGTGTGGGGTGTCGTTAATCCGCAAATCCCAGTAAAAAAGCGGTTTCTAGGGACTCCTAGATCTAGGCTGTTATACCTTTGCTCAAGCATGTAATGTATAAACATTTGCACATTTGCGTGCATGTTTTGTGGGAAAGCCTTGCTGCGTAAGGGTTTGCGTGATAGTGAGTGCTAACTAACTAATTTTTCCAAGATTTTATTTGTACAGAGAGAGAAGCTCTCTGTACTTGGTCAAAAGAATTAACTGATTGAATTAAATAGTGTTGGGTTTTTTCTTTTCTACTTTAGTGAAATGAGCTGTCGGTGCGAACTCTTGGATCTGCTGGAGAATGTCGCTCATTTGTGCTGGCAAGAACTTAACCAGCTGTTCCATGCTGATCAACACGGTGTTCGGTTCTTTGTCATACAGTTCATGAACCAGCTCTAATTGATGGTCATGATCACATATCATGTAGGCTCTGCTTTCAAACTCGTAATACTTAACGACTGGCTCAATGGGTTTGAAACCTCTCTCAGTTACCTCAGTAACCAGTGCATAGAATGCTCTCTCCATCATGGCAACCATGCCTTTGATACTGTCAGCCACGCCACTGTTGATGGCGTTCTCAATCATTCTCTCAGCCTTATTAAACTTGTCTCTCATCTCAGGAGAGCACAAGCGTTTCAACCTGTTAACTCCACCCCAATCTCTCACAATGAACTGTTGGTTCTTACGATACTCAGCAATATGTTTCTGAGCCTGTTTGGATAGATAATCTTCTACTTTCCTTTGATCAACCATTAGAAGTCGTTGTCCTTAAGTGTTGTGTCAGCTCCTAAGAGCTTCTCTAGGCGTTTCTTGATGTCATCCTTACCCATTGCATCAAGGTTTGCGTTGATGTTCAGATTTTGGTTCTTGTGCACAATCAAACCAGCTAAATTATTCAGCTCTTTGATCGCAGATACTGAAGCATTGTATGCACCATTATCAAATGCCTCTTCAGCGACCTTCCAAAGCATAGCTCCAGTCTTTTGTGGTGTAATGGCATACTTTTTAGCCAATTCCTCATTCTTCAGAATGATAGCTTTAACCACATTTGGGTAATCCTTGCCGTTTAACAGCTTATTAGCCTGTGCAGAAGGAAATTCAT